TGGTGGCTCACTTTTAGCCACTTTTACAACTGCTATTTTAGATCCTATTGTTTTAACTGAGCAACGTGTTATAATTCTTAAATCAGGGTTAATTATAGGATATTGAGGCACAAAATCGACAAGTGTTAATACTTGTGGTGTAGTTGAATCATATTGAAACTCTAAAACCTTTGATTTTAACCAAGCATCACTACCAACTGCTGCCTTACTAACTGTTGTTTCAATTTCGGTTTGAAATATAGCAACAACATTTTCTGTTAATGAGATGGCAACCGCCACAATATAAGCCCATAGGTTATAAATGGCAGTTTGGGATGGACTTGTTAATCCACTTAATGATGGTTGTGCCGCCTTTTCAGCTAAAATTTGTGCTTGTATGTCTGCTATTTTACGAGGTGTCATTACGGAGTATGGTTAATTGTTAGTGTGATTGGTGGAGTTGATGCTGTTGGATTAATCGGCTCACTTCTATCCCAATCAACATAATTAGTTTTATAATCTTGTATAAAGTGATAAACGTTTGTGTGGTTTGTGTCTTGTGTTTCGCTAAATCGAATAAAAACAGTAGCACCGTTTGGCTCAAACTTATTTAATGCCTTAAACACCTTTTGTTTTAAATCAAACACCTCTAAATCTTGTTCTTGTGTACCATCAATAGCATTATAAAAATCGTGTCCTATATGAATACGAACAGTTAAAGGGTCGTATATTTGTACACCGTTACCCATTTGTTGAACAGGATTATCAGCTAAAAACTCAATAAAACAACACGGAAAAGGAAAAGAATAAGTTTCTTGACTTTCTATTAACTCAAATTGATTGTTGAACATTTGAATAAATGCCAACTCAGGAACTTGAGCTAATAAATGCGCTTTTATATCTAAAAACAGTTGTTTCATTTTATTGACTTAAAAGCCGTGTAAATTTTCTTTTTAAATATTGAATTTAATCTTTTACTTTCTCCCATAAATTTACGTTGAGGCAAATATTTATCACCAAAGTTTTGATATTCAGCATAAGGGACTTCACTTTTATTAACTCTCCAAACAATACGCTTAAATGATTTTTCTTTAACACTATTATTTACAGCCCTACGTAAACGTCCTGTCTTAACTAATATTTTTCTATTAGTATTCTTTAATCTACCCTTTACCAATTTACGAGGCTTCCACGCCTTAAATGTATTATCGGTAAAACCTTGTTGATTAAACGTGTTTACAAAAAACTTAGTACCCTCATTAGCCAAAACAGTAGGCAAGTCAGATTTAACCTTATCTATTTTACGATAAAGTACCTTAAATGCGCTACTGAATGTGCTATGTACTGCCATTATGCCTCAGGTATTGTTGTATCGTAAAAATCAAAATAAACCTTATCCATTAACCAACTGCCTTTCTTAACCTCAACCCCCTCAAACATATAAACTTGCTCACTTCTGTCAGCCTGTTCCTCTGTTTGGTTTCTGCGTACCCATGAGGTAAATTGATTATACAATTCATTAGTTAAATAAACGGTTTTTATAGGTTTTTGGTAACGTAACCAGTAATCATTTTTATAATGAGTTACGGCAGCAGCAACCATATCTACTCCTAATATTCCGGTCTTTTCGTAACCGTGACTGTATGCGTTTGGATTATTATTCATACCACAAATTTAATTATTCTATTGGTAAATTAAAATTCCTTTTTGCCAATCCTTTATCCTCTTTTGGCACATCAAAATAAGGGTGTGATTTATCAAACACCTCACCTGTTTTGCCTACATTACTTTTAAATAATGGTTGCATTTCTTTATCAACTTCACCGCTTACCCTATCGACTTTACTTTGTTTTGTTAAATTTACATCTTCGTATTTATCAATCTTTTCAACCAAACAACGACAATTAAAGTGATTTAAAGGCATAAATTTAGACCAAAACTTATCACCAACTGGTAAAGTAATGCCGTGTAATGGTCGGCAAATTTCACTTGTATGGCTATCAATTACGGCATTGTAACGTAAGTAAGGAAATAAATCTTTTGTAGCTTCAATATCCTTCCATTTAACAGCGTTTTGAACTTGTCCTATTGTAGTGTCATATTCCGTTTTTAAATAGCTATTATTGTAAACATCAAACCTTTCACGGGCTAATTTTTTATACTCACTATAAGGGACTAATTGTTTATCCTTAGTAACCAATGTTTGAATATCTTTTATTTGAGTGTAGGTCTTAGCGGCACTAAATAACCAAATATTTGTTTTAAGCTCGTTTAAGAACACCGCATCTAGTTTGTCTTTACCTATACCCTCTTTTAATGCCTTTAGTAATTGTTTAGCTGTACGATAATATAATTTTTTAGGCAACATAGAAATAGTGTAACCCCCCTCGTAAATTTTACGGAGGATTTCATTTATTTCTTTATCAGTTAAACCTAACACTATTTATAAAGGTTTTCTAATTTTTTTACTGTACTTGCTGTGAATTTTGATGCCGGTTCGACTTCTTTAGCAGGGATGCCTGTTTTTTCTTCAAAGTATTCAGCCGACATTTGCAAACCTGCATTTGCCATAGTTGAAGCAATCTCGCTATAATCTTTTTGCAATTTAATTTCTCTTTCTTCACTTTCAAATTTCTCTTTATTATTAGCAACACCAAAACGCAAACCAACCGGAATATTAATACCAATTTTTAGTAATTTGGGTATAACCACGTCGTTAACTAAATTTTCAATCCATGCAATATCCGTTTTCTCTGTAGCCTCAATACTTTCAGCACTTGCATCCTCAGCACCTAACTTACCTGCCACTTGTTCCATTGCATCACTATGTCCAAAAACAATTTTATTAATCATTTTTAGCATACGTTCCTCAAAGTTATCAAAACCTTGATTTTTACCTGCTCCGGTAGTCCCTGCAATTATTTCTAATTCATCAGAAGAATCTTTTAGCAACCAATTATTGCTACCCATGTTTTGAAGGGCAGAAGCAAACTCAGCACGCTCATACTCATCTGTTTTTGCAGTAGTTCCAACACGTATAGGTTGCCCGAATAATTCTAAAGCTGTGGCATTATATCCCATATTATTGCGGATATAAATCTCATATAGTGCTAATTTATATAAAATGCCATAACCACAGGGACTTGCCCCCGTTTCGTTTTTAGTATCTATATAAAGCATCCAATCGGCATAACTTACTCCGTTATCATCTTTCTCTGATTCATCCATAAAGTTTATACCGCTTAACGAATAAATATAACTAACTAAATTAAGTCTATCGGGGCTAACGTGCCAACGCTTAATAATATCTACTTTTGGTAAAGCATTATCAACAACATCGCCAAATGAAATTAAAGAGTAACCAAACCATTTAGCGTCTAAGCAGTATTCTACTAATTGTTTAAACCATTGTGAGTTGAGTATTTTTGATGCCTCTACATTTTCGATCCCCTCTTTATCATAAAAAGCAAAGTTTTTTAATAATACTAAGTTTTTACGTTTTTGCATTGCTGCTGTAACTTGACCGTTTAAAATAGTATCTTGGTAGATACGTTGCATTTTAACACGGTGAGGATAAAAGGCTTGTTCTGCCTCACTAACAGCATCACGCCACGCTTGAATGTCAATCCTTAAACGTTGGAATTGTACTTTAGCTAAGTAATTAGTTGGGTTTTTAGCGTTATTAGTGCGATATGTACCATTGGCATTGCCCAATCCAGTAGTGGGAAAGAAGTAATTAGTTATTGACTTAAATATGTTTTGCTTTGCCATTAATAATCGTTTATGCGTTTAACTTGACTACCCCAACGAATACGACCATCTGTTTTAGGTTGTAACAACGGAATGTCTGCTGTTATTTGTCCTTGCCCTGCCATTTGCAACCAATCAATAGCCATTTTATAACGGTTTTCTCTTAATGCTGGTATATTTCGGGGTGCTATTCTGCTATGTAAGTGGAATAAACAAATATCAACTACCTTTTGAACTATTTGAACGGACCGGTTATCACCCTTAGTCCATTTTGTTGTGTCTGTTGGTAATGTTCCTGCTGTAACTGAATAATTAACACCATTACCCCAATAAACTAAACCATCTTTTGTGTCATCAGGAAAAACGTTAACACCCGGAATAGAGTTGGTTTCTGCATATTGCAAAGCTGTATCGTGTGTTAGTGTTTGTGATGCTTTTAAGGCTGTGTAAGTTTTATTTTTCCACCATACTTGGTCACCAACATTGTAAAGCGATTTATAATAAAATTCCTTGTAAGGTAGTTTAATGTAAAACAAATCAAACTTTTTACCTAATAAAGTCCATTTAGTAGGGTCAAAAACGCCTGTTGTATTAGCTGTGCAAATATAACAATTACCTAACTGTGTGCATAAGTCATCAATAACGTATGATTTTGATGGCACATAATCGGCATAGTTTAACTCAACTAAATTGTTGCCATAATAAGTAGTTGCTGGGTTCCAAATTGTAGTATCAGTAAATTCTTTTTGTATGTCGTACTTTTGTACTAAATAGCTTATAACTTCGGCTTGTGCTTCTGCTTCGGCAGTAAGGCGAATGCTATCGTCTTGGTTAATTATCTGTTGGATATTAACATCTTGAATTGCTTTTAAATAGTCATAATATCGTAAATAAGCCATTGCGCTAATTTAAAAAAAGAAATGACATAAAAAAGTTTTTACGTTAGTATTATTATTTAAGAAATATTGTTTACATTTGTATTCACTTCTTAAGATTGAGAGGACACGTTTGACAGGCTGTGGAAGGGAGGAGTTAAATTGGCTTTTAAGCCTTTTTTTCTCCTTCACCCACAAAAACTAAAAGCCTCATAGAAATATGGGGCTTTTATGTTAAAAAAACAAAAAACCACATCCTGCAATATGTGGTGTAGACGAAAATTTAAACCTACTCAGTTGTTCGGGTGTTCTTAAAACCGAAAGACCAGTAGTAGCTGGTCTTTATTGGGTTTCTCGCATATAGTCCGCTTACAACGGAAGGACGACAACACTCCGCAAGGGTAGTGGTTGTGTACCCTCAACGCAGTTAATTCTGGTTGGGGGGGTTTTCCTTTTTAACGAACTTATACAAATATAAACTAATTATTTGTAATAAAAAAATAAATTTAATACAAATGTTTATGTTTTGTTTTACCTACTGATATTTTAACAGTTTTACCACCTGCTAAATACTTGTGATACTCATTAGCAAAATTTACTGTAACAAAATATCGTAAAGCATCACTTGGATGCCCAAACTCCTCAAAACTAACTTTAGTAACTGGATGAACTTTTTTAGACTTCTTTAAAGTACCATCGCTATCCTCTAAGGCATATTGATAATCGTGTAAAGATTTTTTACAATTAGCCCCTATTATTAACTCAATTCCCTGTTCATTCCTTGCCCATATTTCGTTTATAAACGCTCCACTTAACACAATACTTGGATTAACAGATTGAAGTCTTAACGATGGCTTATAATCACTTAATTGGTGTAGAATATCCGTGAAGAAGTTTTCACCTTTCTCTTTTTTGCTATCCTCCTTCCAACTTGTCCTATCACCCCCAACAAACAAACCCTTAACACCAGCCTGCGGATAACGTTGCCTAAATTCAGCGCAAACGTGCTTTATTCGGTTTCGTGGGTCTTCTAAACAAATCTCATCTATTTGAATGGCTTTTTTGCCTTGTATTTGAAACACTAAACAAGTAAGATAAGGATTAACGTTCTCGTCCCACCAAATAAATAAAGGTAGTTCGGGGTTGTATTTAACATTTTGGATGTGTTTGTTAGCATTAAAGTCCTTCCAAAACTCGCCTCCCGTTCTAATTTTGCCCCAATTACCTAAACCATAAACAAGGTAGTAAGCATAGTCCTGTAATTTATCCTTTTCAAAATCATCAATTGTGTGCTGGTCAATATAGCCTCCTATTTGCACCAACTTACCATTCTTATCAACTGCCCATTTACCAACAATAAATATATTATCTAAATAGTTGGTTTTTAATATGACTGTATTACCTAAGTCATTTATCCATTTACCTGATATATTAGTTGGTATTTCGGTTAGATTTTCTTTATCAAAAACATTTACTTTAATCCAATGTTCCTCACTAATAGGGTTAAATATTCCAATAATTTGTTGATTAGAACGCCCCCTTAAACGTTTACGTATTTGCTTTAAATCTACCTCCTCAAATTGGCTAATTTCTTCTAAAATAACACGTTTAAAGTTTGAGATACCTTTTACTTTCTCGCTATCATCCAATCCCCTAAAACGTACATAAGAGCCAGTATTACATTTGATAAAATTTTGTTGTATTGTAAATAAGTCCTCTAATCCCCAGTCTGTAATTATGTTTTTGTAATCACTATAAATACTATCCCGGATATCGGTGGCGTATTT